CAAATCAATCTGAGTTTGATGCTCTTGTTAGCTTTAGCTTTAATCTTGGCTTGGGATGCTTTCAAAGGAGTACAGTTCGTTCGGCTTTTGTGCGTGGTGATAAAAAGAGAGCTGGCGAAGTTCTTTTGAAGTATTGCTATGCCGGGGGGCGAAAGCTTAAAGGATTAATTAGAAGACGAATAGCAGAACATGCGCTATTTATGTCAAAAGGATAAAGTATGCCGCTTAGTAAATTAAAATTTAGACCTGGCATAAACCGAGATAAAACTGATTTAGCCCAAATGGGCGGTTGGTATGATGGCAACATGATACGGTTTAGAGAAGGTTTTCCTGAAAAAATAGGAGGCTGGGAAGCAGCTACTTTTACTCCCTATGTAGGAGAAGCAGTCAAACTATTTGTTTATGCTATAGATACAGGTGCAGCTATTGCAGGTTTAGCAACAACTAAAAAAATCTACATTCGTGCCGGTACAACTCTTTACGATATAACTCCTATACGAGCTACATTTACTACTTCAACTACTCCTTCTACAGATAATTGTTTTACTACTAATACTACTACAGGTACTGAGGGTCAAGTTTTAGTTACACTTGCAGGTCATGGAGCTACTACAGGAGACTTTGTTACTTTTACTGGTGCAGCTGCAGTTGGTGGTATTACAGCCCCACAACTTAATTTAAACTTCGAAGTAACGGTTTTAACTAGTAGTACATTTACTATCCAAACAGCAGGTACTGCTACTTCTGCCGCTACCGGTGGTGGTACTGGAATTACTGCAGAGTTTGAGATTAATATTGGAGCCGATTCTTCTATTGCAGGCTATGGTTGGGGTGCAGGTACATGGAGTCGAGGAACTTGGGGTTCAGGAGCTACACTTCCAGCTATCGTAGATGTACGATTAGTGTTTATGGACAACTTTAATAACGACTTAATCTTTAATCTAAACAATCAAGGAGCTATTTACTACTGGACTTATAATGTAAGTTTTAATAATAGAGCGGTATTACTAAGTTCTTTATCTGGTTCAATTGCTGTACCGGCTGCAAATGAAAAAATACTTTTTGCACCTAGTGGTCATTTACTATCTTTAGGAGCTAGTGCATATAGTGAAGTATCTACTGCGGGAGCTACTATTTCAAGTATTACAAGTAGTGGCACAACAGCTACGGTAACTACCGGAAGTGTTCATGGATTATCTACTAATGACTATGTATATCTTTCTGGTCAAACAACAACTGCTTATTCAGGTACCTATCAAATTACAGTAACAAGCACAACGACTTTTACGTACACACTATCAGCGTCTACTACGTCCCCTGCTTCTGTTGCAGGAAGTTATCAATCTATCTCTTATAGTGGTGGCACATTTGATCCAATGTTAATTAGATTTGCTGATGTTAATGCAGATATAGGTCCTAAACCAGAAGTGTGGAAACCTGAACTTGCTAATACAGCAGGGTTCTTATTTGTTAAAGAGGGTTCCAAAATTGTTACCGGTGCTAATGTAAGACAAGAAACTCTTATATGGACAGACACATCACTTAGTACACTACAATTTTTAGGAACAGCTGAAGTATTTGGGTTACAACTTTTATCTAATGATACTAACATTATGGGGCCTAATGCGTGGGCAAGTGTTAATAACAATATGTATTGGATGGGAACAGATAACTTCTTTGTATATGATGGTAGAGTTAATGTTCTTAAGTGTCCTTTACTACGATATGTATTTGAAGATATTAATAGAGAACAAAGTCAACTTGTTTATGGTGGTACAAACAAAGAATTTAATGAAGTCATATGGTTCTATTGTTCTGGCGGAGCAACACCTTCGGTTACAATTGATCGTTATGTAATCTACAACTACCGTGATGATATTTGGTATTATGGACAACTTAACAGAACAACTTGGGTAGATGCAGGAGTTAACGAATATGCACTAGCTACTTCTGGTGGATACTTATACTCACATGAGAAAGGTCCTAATAATGGACAGCCTTTAGGTGCAGCACCTCTGGCTATCAACTCATACATTGAGTCAGCCTTTATGGATATAGCTGATGGTGAGTTTTATATGTTGACTAAGAAAGTTATACCTGATGTAGACTTTACTGCATCACAAACAGTCAATCCTGTAACAGGAGCCACACTAACACCTGCAGTCGATATGGCAATTGCAGTCACTAAGTTTCCAGGAGCCGCGACACAGACTACGGATGTAGCGGGAGCAACATTAACTAGAGGTGTTACTACAACAGCAGCGACAATAGACCAATATACAAATCAAGTATTTATAAGAGCACGAGGACGACAAATGAACTTTAAAATATCATCAGATACTCTAGGCACACAATGGCAACTCGGTGATACAAGAGTCGATGCTAAACCAGATGGAATGAGGGGATAATATGGCTGAAGGTAAAAAAGCAATGAATATAAAAAAACTACCAAGTTTAAATGTTAATACAGGTAAACAATCTAGCCCTACCAACGTTAAAAAAAGAACAATATTAGGTGCTGGTGTATCTGGTTCTCACGGAGAAAGGCTTCGTGGTTTAGATAAAATATTAAACACTTACGGAACTAATAATCCTGATGATAAGTTTTTAAAGGCAATTCGTAACTCAAAAGATAATGGGCTTCCTGCAGGAACACAAACATCCCCAAATTCAAACGATACTTTATATAAAATAAAAAAAGTGTTAGGTCCTTCACTTGGTATGAAAAAAGGTGGTAAGGTCAAGAAAGCTAAAGGCAGAGACGGTATAGCTCAACGTGGTAAGACTCGTGGGAGAATGAGATAATGTCACACGTCGTACAACCTAAAGCACCTAACTTAGCGCTTCCTAGAATAGAATATAGTGAAGACCAACAGAACCAATTACAGAATCAACTAAGGTTATACTTTGCACAACTAGATAAAGCACACTTAGATGAGATAACTAACTTACACACTAACAATGTGATGCATTGGCTGGGGATATAATGTCAGGAGAATTTCAAGACTTAACAGGTAAAAAATTAGGGCAAGCAGCTGTTACTGCAACTGCAGCTATTGTGTATGAAACTCCAGCTAACACACGTACTTATATAAAAGATATTATGGTAGCCAATACTACGGGCGGTTCACTTGATGTGCAAGTATATATTGTTGCAAGTGGGGGTGCAGCAGCTACTTCTAATGCTCTTATATACAACAAAACAGTAGCAACAAAAGAGTATTTACATTGGTCAGGGTTACAGATAACTAATCCTGGAGATACGATACAAGTTTTGGGTAGTTCAACAGGACTTACTATAACTATATCAGGAGCTGAAGCCGTATAAAACGGTTTATACGTAGCATATTACGTGGTATTATACAACTTAAATAAATAGGAACTCAAATGGTAGACTATCAAAACACAGCGCAAGGATTGGCTACTTTAGGTAGAGGAGGAGACTCTACTTTAGTGCATATGCAACCAGAAGAAGTAGCAGGGCTTCAACAACTAGCTCAAGCTAACGGTACTTCACTAACTGTAAACCCTAATACTGGAATGCCAGAAGCCTTTAATTTAAGGGGTTTACTTCCTATGGTTGCTGGAGTTGGATTAGCAGCGGCAGGTATGGACCCAATGATGGCGGGGCTTATGTTAGGTGGAGCAACTGCTGTATTAGAAAATGATCTTGGTGCTGGTATAGGGGCTGGTTTAGGTGCTTACGGTGGCGCTAGTTTAGGAAAATCTCTTGATTTGTTAGGAGCAGAATCAGTTCCAATAGGGAGTACAACAGGTGAGATTGTAACAGATCAAATACAACAAAACCTTTCTAATATGAACCCGACTATCGCGGGACCATCAGGTCCAGGTATGACAGGTTTTTCAAGCACAGCAGGTGGCGGTACTATGGGAATAAAAAGTGGATTAAGCTCTGCTGCTGTTAACCCTGCTTACCCTCAAGGACCTGAATTCCAAGGTACTAACGTTGGATCAATACCTAGAAACGTTACCCCTAATTTAGCCGGTACTAATCCTGCTTATCCTCAAGGACCTGGATTTCAATCTCCTCCAGCTAACAAACCAACTATGTATAGAAATTATACTCAAAGCGGAGGAGTAACTGGTAGTCCACCAGTTAATAATCTTCCCGTTGCAGCTAACCCTGCTTACCCTCAAGGACCAGGGTTTCAAGCCACTGCAGATACAGCTACTAAATTTAAAATGCCAGGTTCAGGAGTTCCTGGAGAAGCTGTTTACGGACAAGTTTCTGAAGATGGGTTAACAGGTTTAGCTAATAGAGCTGGAAATAGAGTTAGCAACATGGGTAGAGGTATTGATACATTAGTTAATGATTATGATAGAGCTACAGAAATATTAGGTACTCAATCTGAACAAGTGCCGGTATTTAATCCTGATGGATCTATAAAATCATACACAATGTCAAAGGCAGTACCTCTAGATAACATAGATATGGCAATGAAGTTTGGTTTACCTGTTGCTGGAGGAATAGCGGGTGGACTAGAACCAGAAGATTTTGAACAACAAAGCATAGACATGACTCAATTTGAAGACCGTAGATTTAGAGGTCCTGATGGGCAACTTAATCTATCAGGTCAGACTGGATTAAATTTAAATAATCCTTATGGTTATACAGCAGGGGGCTACGGATACGCAGAAGGCGGTGCTGTAGAACAAGGAATGGAAGCAGCTATAGCTAGAAATAGTGGTAGATCATATAACCCACCTGCACCTGCACCTGCTTCTAATGTAAATACTGGTGGTATTTCTAATTTTAATGACCTAGGTTCTTTAAATGTTAATACAGGAACTACAGGACAATCACCTAATGCTATAGCTGCAGAAGCGGCTAAACCTAAAACAAGAATAATGACAGGTGCGTATGGAACACAAATGACTGTGCCTATTGATTATGACCCTGGAGTGAAGTCTGTGTTTGGAGGTAGAAAACCAAGTCACTATCAGCTAAAAGATGGTACGTACGTAAAAGGAACACCTCCTGCTGGCAACTATTTTAATAGTGATCGAACTAATGCTTACGGGTATGTTAATAGATTTGCAGAGGGTGGTGCTGTAGAACAAGGAATGGAAGCAGCTATAGCTAGAAATATAGGAAGAACCTATACACCGCCTGCCTCTGTATCTGCCCCTGTATCTGCCCCTGTATCTGCCCCTGTATCTGCCCCTGTAGGAGTCTCTAATATAAATGTAGGGGGATTTAGAGGTACACCTTCTAATTTAACAGGAGGCGTAGGTTCTTTAAACGTAAGTTCAGGAACTATAGGAAAGTCACCTAATCAAGCTCTTAGAGATACTCATTTTAAAATGCTACGTGGGTATGAAGTTCCTATTGATTACACCCCTGGATCACCAGGCGGACAAGGTAATATTTATTCAGGGTATACCCAACCTACACAGGCAAGTCACACATATAATAAGGATACAAAAAAATGGGAAAAATCAAAACCTGTACATATGCCTTTTAGAATTGGTGGTGGCAATGGTGCACCCAATCAATTTAGTATGCCAACTGCTTTTTCAGGCTATGGTGGACCTGCAGCCGGAATTGCGCAGTTTGCAGAAGGCGGATACTTAGGTGGTGGAGATATAAATGTTCAAGGTGATGGTATGAGTGATGATATACCTGCAAACATTGATAACGAACAACCAGCGGCTTTATCAGAAGGTGAGTTTGTAATACCAGCTGATGTAGTTAGTCACATAGGTAACGGCTCTTCTGAAGCAGGGGCAAAAGAATTTTATGGTATGATGGATAGAGTTAGAATGGCTAGGACTGGTAGGAAAAAACAATCACCAGAAATAGTTCCAGAAAGGTTTATGCCCGCTTGATGAGTCAGGTTTATACGGTACCAAAAGATAAAGTTTGTGAAGTATGGGAAGAAGCTAGTTCTTTATTAAATATAGCTTTTCTTAATGACGATAATCTTGATTATGGTTTAGAATACCTAAAAGAAGAATTAGTTAGCGGTAGACAGCACTTGTTTTTGGTGGTAAATAACAAGGAAATAGTTGGAGCTTACACTGTAGAGCTTATTGATTACACTAATCACCGAGTTGCTTTAACTACTTGTATGGGGGGTAAAAAAGTGTTTAGTAAAAATACTGTTCAACAATATGAAGACTGGGCAAGGTTACAAGGAGTCACTAAAATAAGGGCTTATGCAAAAGAAGCTCAAGCAAGGTTATTTAGATTAAAATTAGGGTTACAGCCCGTAACGAGTGTAGTAGAGAAAAATTTATAATTGGAGTAATAAAAATGTTATTAAAAATAATACCTAAAAAAATTAAAGTATGGCTACTAAAGCGTCTATATAAAGATATAGCTGCTGAAGGTCGTATGGGTGATACCCAACTTGCTCATATTAATGACTATGAAGCTGGCTTACTTAAATCAGTAGGGGGTTCAGGAACTATAAACCCAGCGACAGGTTTAGTTGAATTTCTTGGTGGTGGTGGTGGTTCATCGACTCCCGCTTCAACAACAAATGAAACTACTTCATACTCTTCTAACCTTCCTGAATATGCTAAGCCGTTCTATGAAGAGCAGATGAAGCAAGGAGCAAGACTATCTTATAATACTGACTCATCAGGTAATGTAACGGGTGTTAGGAACGCTCCTGTATATCAAGGGCCTAGAGTTGCTGGATTTTTACCAGATCAAATGGCAGCCCAAGCAAATACAAGGAATTTAAGAGACCCTATTCAAATAGCACAAGGAACGGGTGCATTAAACAGAGGTTTAACAGGGGCTAATGTTGCAATGGGTGGGCTAAATGCAGCAAGAGCTTACAGACCCGACACAATTACAAGTGATACTGTAACAAGTGATACTGTAGCAAGTGATGATGTAACAGAAACAATTACAGATGACACATTAACCACAGATAGATTTACCGACCCAGGTATGGCAGCAAATTACATGAACCCCTATCAGCAACAAGTGGTTGATGTACAAACTCAAGAAGCCAGAAGACAGGCTGACATTGCTAAAGCATCAAGAGGTTTAGGTTCTATAAGTAGAGGTACTTTTGGTGGTGGTAGACAAGCTCTAATGGAGGCTGAAGCAGACAGAGCCTTAGCAACTCAACTAGGACAAATACAAGCGACTGGAAGTCAACAAGCTTATCAACAAGGACAACAAGCATTTACACAAGACCAAGCTCGTAGTTTGCAAGCAAATACAGCTAATCAAGCAGCTGACCTACAGGCACAACAACTAATGCAACAAGGTCAAAAGTATAACCAAGCTGCCGACCTACAAGCACAACAGTTAAATCAAGCTGCCGACCTACAAGCACAACAGTTAAATCAAGCAACTGGGTTGCAAATGCAGGGAATGCAACAAGCAGGCGATCAGTTTGGTGCAGACTTAAATAGACAATTAGGTTTAGGTGGACTACAAGCTCAAAGCACGTTAGGTGGGCAACTAGGTCAATTAGGTGCACTAGATCAACAAACAGACCTACAAAGAATTCAGGCTCTAGCAGCTTCTGGTGCAGAACAACAAGCAATGGATCAAGAGTATTTAAATGCAGCTCAACAAAAATACTTAGAAAATGCAAACGCTCAAAGGGCTATGTTAGAGTATCAATCTAATCTACTACGGGGTACTGCAGGTGCATTAGGTTCAACTCAAACACAGTATGCAGCAGCTCCAAGTATGGCATCTCAAATTGGTGGACTAGGTCTAGCAGGCTTAGGGCTTTATAATATGATGGGACAGGGATAAATAATGGCTAATATAATACAAATACAAGATGATTTAAAAAATGTATCTGATCAAGATTTAGTTAACTTCGTTAAAAGACCTACAGGTCAAGTTCCTAGTTATTTAGCTTTAGGTGAAATAAAACGACGAAAAGAAACCAGAGAAAAATATCAAGGTGTAAAAGCTCAACAACAAACAACTGTTGTTGATGACTTAGTAGCAGAGCAAGGTATAGGTAATCAAATGACTCAAAATCCTATGTCTCAACCTACTGCAGGGGTAGGTACACCTCAACCTCAAGAACCAATAAATCCAGCAATGCTTGCATCAAAAGGCATAGGTCAACTAAATCCTGGTGCTGTAAAAGAAATGAATGACGGTGGGATTGTAGGGTATGCAGCTGGTGATTTAGTAAAAAAAGCACAAAGAAATAGATTTTTAGGTTCAGAGTTAGGTTTTGAAAATGGCCCTGTTGCTTACCCATTAGGTACAGCTATAGGCGATGCAGCTAGTTATTTAAACCCTTTAAGCTACATGGACACGTATAACCCTAGAGTTGATCCTATTACAGGAAAAGTAGTAGGTGGTGTTGGTGATAGGTTTGCTGACACAAAAGAAGAAATTGCAAGGAGAGAAAGAGAAAAAAGAGATATTCTTGATAGAATAACGGCCGAAGAAACAATAGCCCAAAGAGATAAAGAGCTAAGTGATCCTGTAATAGAAGAAGCTCAAGATAAATATACTGTAAACAGTATGCAGGCCGTAACTGAAAACGTTCCTGGAATGTTAACTACTAATGTGTTTGATAGAGAAACAACTACTGATGATGTAGCTACAGCTACTGAAGATTCAAATGTTGTGCCCACAAGCATGGACGTTACAGAGACAGTAGACACAGTAGACACAGTAGACACAGTAGACACAGACAGTAAACTAGATATTGCTGATTTGGAGTTACCTAGCCTACTAAGTCCTGATCAAGAAAAAATGTTCTCTGATAGAAAAGCTAATAGACCTACAGTATTATCATCGGAAGACGCTTTAGATCAAGTACTAGCAACTAACAAAAAAGCAGGGTTGTTTGATAATCCTTTTGATCAAGATAGAAAAGATCTAGAAAAAGAAAGAGATCTACTTGATAAAGCTAAATCCGATGCAGGCAGTATGGCATTTATAAAAGCAGGGTTGTTGTGGATGCAAAAAGGTAATCTTGGAGATGCAGCACCAGCTGTTACAGAATATGCACAAGCACTTAAAGGCTTAAGAGGAGAAGATAGAGAACTTAAGAAAATGGACCTAGCGTTAAAAGGTGCTGATATAGCGTACAAACAAGGTAACGTTAAAGCTGCTAGTGATTTAACAGCGGCGGCAGAAAAAAAATTAGATGCCTTTGATAGAGACACTTTCACTAATTTCAATCAAGCTTTAATTGCAGGGTACCAGGGCAGAAATGATATGATGAAAGCTCAAATAAGTAGACAAACAAACCTTGATGTAGCAGGAATACAAGCAAGAAAACTAGGAGGCAAGGCTGAAATGTTTGAAAAGTTATCCACAAGTCCAGCTTTCCAAAAACCAGATGGAACTGTAGATGCAGAAAAAATTATGAAAGCTATAACACCACCATCAAGTATGTACGCTGCTACTTCTAAACCAGCTCAGTATATGCAAGAGTACAGAGAGTACGTTAAATTGCTTAGTGATACGCCAGAGTTGGAAGCTAGTCGCGATGCTTTTATAGAAAAATATCCTGATCCTAAATCTTATGCAGATGCTATGGGAGCCGGGTCTAGTATGGGTACATACAGTACAAAAGGTGGTTATAAACCAGCAGGGAATTAAATACTATGACTCAACCAGTCAATATTGAAGGGGTAGGCATAGTAGAATTTGAAGACGGCATGACGCCAGAACAAATAGAAGCAGCTATTGTTAAAGATATACTACCTACTATACCTCCTCCAGCAGAACCAATTCCACAAGAAAAAGAATATGCAAAATTCTTTGAATCTTTAGGCGGTGGTATAAGCGATACTCTAGGCATAGCGGATGTCGGATTAAGTGCTACACTACCTGGTGGTGATACAGGTGTAGAAGCTTTACAAGAATTTAATGCAGATCAAGCAGCTAACCCAAGAACTAGATTTAGCTTTGCTGACATAGAAAATGCATGGGATGAAGGTGGTGTAGAAGGCACTATGGAACTCTTTAAACAACTTCCTGGTGGATTTGGTGAAGCTATAGGTATGATATTTCCTTCTCTTGCATCTGGTGCAACGGGTGCGGCTATAGGTTCGGTAGTTCCAGGAGTAGGAACAGTAGCTGGTGGTATTGTAGGCGCAGCTCTTGGATCTTTCTTTCCTCAATTCGGTGGTAATATTTCTGAACAAGCTCAAGAAGATATAAAAGCAGGGCGACCTGTAGATATTGATACTGCTACAGCTGCATTAGCTACTGTGCCCCAAGTAGCTTTAGATCTTATAGGACTAAAAGCTTCAGGGTTAACAAGGTTAATAGGGATAGAAAAGAAACTACCCCCTGGTGCACTACGTAAAAAAATAGCTGAAGAAGGTCTTACTAAAGCTTCTGCTAAAGGTTTCGTAAGAATAGCCGGATCTGAAGTCCCTACTGAAGTAGGTCAAGAAATTATTACTAAAATACAAGCAGGTGCAGATCCATTTAGCGAAGAAGCTATAGCCGAGTATAAAGAGGTAGCAGCGTTAACAACTTTAACAGGTGGTTTATCTCCTGTTTCAGCTGTGAAGGCAAGAAGTGATGCTAGAGCAGATATTAAAGCAGAGGAAGTTAAGAAAGATTTAGATTCTAATGCAGCTCTTGTTAGTTTATTACCTAATCGAGCTATGTTTGATGCGGCTCAAAAAGATGCAAACCCAGTGCAAGCGGCTTTAGAAGTAGCAGTTGAAGCAGAAAATTCTTTAGATAACAACGCACCAGAAAAAAGCAGACTTAGAAAAATAATAGCTAAAGCTCAAAATGAACTTGATGAATCTGTCACTATGCAAAGCGTTGAAACTCAAAAGAAAGCGGTTGATGATTTATTAAAAGATACTCAAAATGTACTAAAAGATTTTTACAAAGAAAATAAAAATGTAAAAGCTACAGTAACACCAGGTGTCCTTGATAAAGATACGTTAACTTCGTTTGGTTTAAACCCTAACTCTAAAGCATTTAAACGCCTAACACATTTAAACTTAAACAAGCCAAACAATACTAAATTATTTTTAGACACCTTAGATAAACATACTGGTAAAATAAACGAACAAGCTATTAATGATTTTACAGTTTTAATAGAGGAGAATAATCCTAATGTCAAATACAACTTTAACAAAGAATCTCAGTCTAGTGCAAATACAGGAAGGACTACAGTACTTGGCCCACGGAGAGCCGGCCAAAAAACCAATGCCGAAGGAACTGCAGATCTTGACGGAGAAGGAGTGGTCAACAATATATCAACTGCTCCTGGATCTAGAACAAGAAAAGGAAATGTCGACGATTCACTAACTGAAGATGTAAGAGGACAAATTGTAGACTTTATAAAAGTAGACCCTAAAAAATCATACACTCCTTCAACCTTAAAAAGAGCTTTAAGCGGTGCAGGTATAAAGATTAATCCTGCGCAACTAAAAACACTAATTAATCAGTTACCTGTGTTTCCTGGTATAGATGTAACTACACAAGTTAAAAACAACAAGTCTGTACAAAAAATTCAAGCAACTCCTGAAAAAGTAAAAGCTCCAGTTAATCCACTACAAGCTGTATTAAATGACGTAAATCAAGAAGCACCTAAAACACCTGTAGTAGAAGAACAAGTAGTAAAAGAACAAGTAGAAAAAGAACAAGTAGAAAAAGAACAAGTAGAAAAACCACCAGTTAAAGTTGTTAACGCTCCAGTAATTCAAACATCTAATCAAACTGTTGAATACATTGGTAAAAGACCAAAAGGTGTGACGTTTACACAAATAACAGAAGCTACCGGCTCTACCCCTGAACAAATAGACTCTTTAGTATCAGAAGGTTTAATCGAGGTTTCAACTAATGAAAACAATGAAAGAATAGCTTTACCAACAGAACTAAATAGAGATAAAACAAAGCTTCGTAAGATTATTAGTAGGTTAAGCATAAGACGAAGCGAAAATGAAGATTTTATACTTGAAGCTCAAGATGATTTTAATACTCCAATTGATATTAAAAATTATATAGAAGAAGGAAATGAAAGAATAAAAGAACAAAAAATAGTCAAACCTAAAGCTGAGTTATCAGAGCAACAAGAAAGAAAAGCTCAGCAAAAAATAGAAGAACAATTATTAGTAGAATTAGGTCTTGAATCAAATGATGCGAAAAGTTTAGCAAAAAGATATGCAAAGGAAGATTTAGCAGACTTTAATCCTGAAACAGATGATTTCCACACTGCAGGTAACCCTAATTATGTACAACGTCCTGATCAAATAAACAGATTTAAAGGTGTTAAAAACTTAAAAAGGGCTTTACAAATACTTAAATCTGAGTACGGTAATGTGTTGGGCGAAGTAGAAACTGTATTGCTTGACACAATGTTAAAAGTTCCTAACCTGCAAACAACAGGGTTTTCAATTGAACAAGTAAGAACTAGAGATGGTGGTGGAGCTTATGGAGCCTATACAGCTGACACTAACAATGTGCGTGTACACCCCAATGCAAATATAGGTACTATAATCCATGAAGCTCTTCATGCTGTTCAAGCTAAGAAAATGAATGATGCATTCACTAGAAGCGGTAAACCTAAAAACGAAGCTGGTAGATATATAAACAAAATATACGAAAGAGCACAAGCAGCTGCTAATGGCAGGTTTGATAGAGAACTAAATAACGTGTTTGAATTTGTTAACTACGCACTTCAAGATGTGCAATTCCAAAGATTTTTAAGTGAGACAGCACCTCTTAACCCTAAAAATAATTTAAATTCTTTATGGTCTGATCTTGTTACTGCAATAAAAAGATTGTTTAACTTCTCTACTAATGTACCTAATTCATTACTTAATGATTACTTGGTAGTAGCCCAAGACTTATTAGATGGCCCTCCTAATAGAATTGTAGGTTCAGATCCTTTATACAATAAACCACGTGAAAACGAAACAAAAGAAGAATTTAGAGAAAGAAAGTTTGATGTAAAAACTAATAGTGATGGTGTATTTAAAAGAATTGTTAAAGGAATATTTAGAAGACCGACAGCTGTTGATTATCCTGATAAATCATTATCTGGATTATTTATTAGAGCAAGAACTCATTTTGCTAATTCTAGTGCAGCCATACAAGAAGAAGCTCAGACAAAAAGCTTTAATAAAGTAGTAAACGATGCACTGTCTGGAAGAGCTAGAACTGACATTATTATGGACACTACACTACAATCTAATGCAATAGCAGCTAGCGCAGCTGACATGGGGTTTGTAACAATTCAAGAAAACGGAATGCCTAAAATCATTCAAGATAACGCTACTCTTAAAGGTGTGTTTAATCAAGTTACAAAATTAGCTGACAAGGTAGGAGTAAAAGAAGCTAACAAAATGGTGCAAGAGTATTTAATTGGTAGAAGATTGCAAGGTGAACAACAGCTAAACGAAAATCGTGATAAAAGAATAAGCGAATTAGAAAACGAAAGATCCAACACTAAAAATAAAAGTGAAAGAAAAAAACTAACTCAAAAAATTAATAATATAAAGAATGTAGAAAAAACAAAGATGTCAGACGATGATATGCGTGTTTTAGCTGATAAAGATTATCTTGTATCTGAACAACAGCACCCTGAACTTAAAACTATATCTACTATGTTAAACCAAATACAACAACATAACATTGATTTGTTAGAAGCTACCGGTGTGTATAGTAAAGAAAAAGCAGATGTATTTAGAAGTCGTGATTGGTACGTGCCTCTACACAAAACTCTTGATGAGTTAGAAGCTTCACAAAACGGAATAAAAGAGTTTTTTAAAGGCTATACTGATATAGGTCAAGAGTTTAAATATAAAGGTGGTAGCGATAAACAAGTTGATAATGTATTAGATAATTTTGTAATGAAACATTTCTGGTCTGTAAATGCAGCTTTAAGAAACCATGGCAATCAAGAAGCAAGTAGCTTTGTTGGAATGAGAAACAAAGAAAAAATTGCAGCTTTAGAGGCAGAAGACAAAGTAGGTAAAGGTCTAGATGAAAAACAAAGAAAACAACTTGAACGTATAAGAGACGAAAATCCTAATGACTTAGTGACCTATGAAAGCGAAGCAGACATTCCTTCAGGTAGGTCTGGATATACTGCACCAGTGATGTTTAATGGGGAACGAGTATTTGTTGATTACTCAGATCCTGGGTTTGCAGTTGCTGTTAGAGGCCCTGAACAACCATTAGTAGACACTCATGTCCCCGCTGCACTAGCTACTTTGCTAAGACAGACTATTACAGCAAACCCGATATTTCAAGGGTATCAAGTATTTAACGACTCAATAAGTGCTGCGGCTTACTCAGGAGTTAAAAACCCATTTCAATTAGCAAAAAGAGTTTTAAGTAGTTACACTGAAATTATTAACGATCCTAATTCTCCTATAATTCAACAAATGAGAAGAGCAGGGGTTACTGGTGGGTACGGCTTAACAGCTGATGAGATTATAGGAAAGACTAGACGAGAGTTTAATTTATTACCTGAAAGTAAAGCAAGGGCTGCTGCTGCATACTTTGAAGATCTAGCCACACATTCTGATTTAGCTCAACGTAAAGCTATATATGAACAAACATTATTAGAAACTGGTGGTGAACTACAACCTGATGGAACTATAGTAGGTGGAAATGAAATAGAAGCTGTTAACAAAGCTATAAATATTATTAACTGGAACAAACGAGGTAACAGTGCAGGTTTAAGATTACTTACTCACACCATACCATTTTTAAATGCGTACTTACAAGGTATGGATATTCTTACAAATGTAATGAGAGGTAAGTTTTTAACAGCTACAGACAAAAAAAATGCTTTAAAATTATTTGCTATAACTTCAGCAAAAATTATGGTGCTCAATGCTATCTATGCAATGATAGTCGGAGGCGATGATGAGTATGAAAAACTGCCTGATAATGAAAAACTTAGGTCTTATATAATACCAGGCACCGGTATGAAGCTGCCACTTCGTGGTGAGTTAGCGTTTTTGTATAAATTATTACCTGAAGGTTTGTATAACCTTATTACTAAAGAAGGCACAGATCAAGAAATAGATGGTAGAAGAGTAAGACAAGCAGTTTCTGAAAGCTTAGCTGGAGGGCTTCTATTTCCGGCTCTATTTCCTCAAGCAATAAAAGCTCCTATTGAAGTAGCAATGAATTACAACTTGTTTACAGGTAGTCCTATTGTAAGTCCATTCCAAGAAAGAAAAGAAACTGATTTACAAGTTAATGCAGGTACTTCATATGTTGCAAGGGGTTTTGGTGAATTAGGTTTCTCACCATTAAAAGTTGATCATTTATTAAGAGGCACTTTTGGAACTCTTGGTTCAGCAGGGCTAGGTATAATTGATGGGGTAATAAATCAATTTGTAAATAACCCACTACCAAGTACGCCAATAGATAAATTGCCTGGCATCAGTGCTGTTATGTATAGTCCCAATGGTAGAGCAGCGCTAAATCAATTTTATGACTTAAAAGAAATGTCTGATAGAGTAACTAACTCTTTAGGTAACTATACAGGTGAAAGGTTAAAAGAATATAAAGAAGATAATAAATTTATAATATCTAAAAGAAGTCAAATAAACACTTTAAACAAAAGAATTAAAACACAAAGAGATAAAAGAAAAGTAATTATCAACGACGAAAAACTAAGCGCTCAAGCTAAAGCTAAAAAGCTAAGAGAAATAGATGTTAATTTAAATAAAGTATTAAAAAGCGTACCTAAAATTAGAGTGCAGGCAAACTTACCTCTCTTTAATACTAAATAAATTTATAGTCGCCAGACTCTAATGCCTTGTATGCCATCTTCTATAACTATTTTATGCACATACTCAAACTCAAGTCTTTTACTTTCTTTTTCTATAGCTGCTAATGCTGCTTTAGTATCTACTGCAGGTAAGAATATAGATGTTCCTGGTGTAAAAGAAGGCCAATCTATTTGATAGTCTGTTCCGTTAGTTAACATTTTTCGGTATATCCAAGTCTAAATTATCTGTTTTAATTTCATCAAATGATGAATTGTCAACCCATATACATCTAACTGAAGGTCCACTAATCTCTAGACCCTTATGTAGTACTTTTAGTTTCGATGCTTCTTTAAGCACTCCGTTTGACTTTAAACCTTTAATAAAGTCACTATAGTCAATTTTTTTACTGTTTACATACTCTCTCATTATAGATGCAGGTATATAGATAGTGTTAGTGTCAGGCTCTACACGTACTTTTAAATCATGATTGGGCCTTAACATCGGTGCTTCTACTAGTCCCCCTCTTGAATCAGCCTTACTGTTTATAACCAAGGTGCTGTTTTTAGCTGTGTTAATAAAGTCACCTAGCGTTTGAACAGCATCAAAGTCTGCTTCTTGTAGCGATACTTTAGATCTACTTAGTTCTTTAGCTATGGCTTTATATACAGGATCAATATTTATATTGTGTATGCCTAGTTTCTTAGCAATGACTGCACCTAAAAATACTGCAGCTAACGTAGCTGAAAACTTTCTATCTTGTCCTTTAATGTTGAGTTCTTTATCTATCTTTTGTTGTGTTATTTTCAATTGTTTTTTCACTTGATCTAAATTTGCTATCAAGTATTGTGCATAGACTTCACCTGCGTGTCCATAGTTGTCAAAGAACTTACTAAAGTATTCATCAGCTTCAGACTTAGATATAGTCTCATCTAACTCTATAGGTAACTGAATAAACCTAGCCATCTCACCACTAGCTTTTGCTCTATCAGAAAACATAACTTGTCTAAAATCTGTGTTACTAGACACTACACATATCAAGTTAAACACAGTATCGTTTGCTCTTTCTTTGTTAACTCCGTTACCTAACCTATTACGTCCACGACCTGTTGATATAAATTTTAAAAACTTATGTAGTTCTCGAGGTGTTATATCTGTCATCTCATCTACTGCAGCAGGTAAGTTGTTCATGTAACCCATACGATGAATAATAGAGTTTTCTGTATCGCCCCACACCTGCACAAGTTTTGAATTAAGATCAGGATTACCATACACACTAGTCATAGCCTGTAGTATAGAAGTTTTACCTTGTCCTGTTTCAGGGTTATATAAATTTATTATGGCTGATTTTTCCCTATGCTCAAAGAAAGGCATAAGTAAAGAACCAAAAGCACAAAAGAACCCAAAAGCACGTAGCTCCATACCTGGTCTTTCATAAATAGACACACCTTTTTTCCATTCTTCGTAGTCCCCTTTCTTTTGCAGTGTAGGGTTTATCTCGTTAAGTTCATCAGCTACAGGTACATACTTAACACCAAACGCACTTATCTCTCTATTGCCTATAAGTATTTTGTTTTTAGTTTCTATAGACCCTGGATTCCAACCATACTGTTTATACATTAGTGACGCTTCGTTTGTACGTTGTTGGGTTTGAACCGAGTTAACTATGTAATCAATCATTAACTCCATCTGCTTACCATGCACTATAACTCCATAATCAACTAAAATTTGTCTTGCTCTGTCTCTAGTAAGCAGGTCAGAAGTTCTAGCTATAAACTCTCTAACTCCATCTTTTGGTAGATGTAGTTTAAACCATGAGCACTCACCTAATGTAGGGTCGTGTAGTCTTTCTACTAAATAAAAATCATAGTCATAAATCTTAACACCGTCATCGTCATCATCAGGCATAGTTTTATATATGCCTCCGTTTTTACCTCTGAAGTATGGGTATGGGTAGTCAGGTATTTTAAAAGTAACTTTTTGATCAAGTGCTTCGCTGTGTGCTTCTATTACATTATCAGCACCCCTTGCTTTGGCAACAACTCTACCAAGCTGAATAGGTGTTGTTATCTTGCCTTTGTGTGGACAATTTTTACACCCTTCAGGCCTTTGCATTTCAAACTGTTTACATGAGTGTGGGCCTGGTATGCTATCGGCTTTCTTCTCTGTTAGTTCATAATCGTAGTCAACATGACCTCTAGATATTTTGTGTATAGCTATATCTCTATCTTCACAGTGTACGGCAATGGACAAACCTGCTCTCCATAGTGGTTCTTCTATTTCATTTTGTTTTATAGCTATGTGTTCAAGTTGATTGCAACCATCGTTTACTTTACAACGTTCCATTATCTTTCTAAACCTAGAAGAATGGTTACCCAGTATTGCTTTGGTAGCTTCGTCCATAGGTCTCTTTGGTTTGTTAGCATGGGTTATTATTTCCGCAGGAATGACTGCTGCTAGATCATCAAATAGAAACGGACTACAAGGCTGTAGTACGGTCACGCTTTTTGGGTTTTTTACATCCTTAAAGTTTTTAGTTCCAGGCACTCTAAGTATTCTTGATATGTCTGAAGTACAAACAGAGTCTGATTTAAAACCATGTTTAACACAGAGAAACTTAAGTCCCTGTGCTATAGGTTTCCACACAGCAGGTGCAACAGGATCAACAAACGGCCAGTAACAATGCAACCCATTACCTGAATCTACTACCATTGGTGCAGGGAGTTTAGTTGCGTCTGTAAACTTTCTCAACGCAACCATAGCATCTTCTTTAGTTTTGTAGTCTTTATACCTGCGCTTCTTAGCATCGAAACCACAATCAATGTCAAGCCAAAATATCTTCTGCTCTCTTGCATTTTTAGCTTTTCTGTCTGTGTTCTCTACCCAAGTTGAACATGTGTAGTACACATCTAACTTGTTCTTCAGCAAAACATTAACTTTAGCTACTGCATCATCAACTGTATTTAAGAATATAGGTGTTACATTATCTTGTTGGTCCTTGCTTACAACGCAGTAGTACCCCTGATCAGACCATACAAGGTCTAAAAATTCTTTCGTTTGCATTTTAAACCTTTATGTTTTTTGATAGTTCTCTTATTAATTGTTTGACTTCATCTTTTTTAAGTCTAGTAGGGTTTGCTTTACCTGAGAACCAATCATATACTGTTTGTCTTGATATGTTAAGACTTTCTGAAACCTTCTGCACTGGGTGTTTTAGCTTGATGCATATAGCACCTAGCTCAACACCCAATGTAGTTTCAGCAGCTTGATTAGCTTCTATTACAATTTGTGAATATCCTCTCATATACCCTCCTATGTCCAATCGTCTACAAGATCATCAAGACTTACATCGCCTTTAGCAGGTGTAGGGTCAGGAGCTTTTGCTTTAGGCTCTGCCTTTGGTTCTGCTCTTTTTGTTGGTTCAGGTATGTTGTCTTCTTCTGCAGGTTTAGTTTCAGAGAAAGCATCTACAGGCCTAGGTTTTGGTGCAGGTTCAGCTGTAGGTGCAGGGGGAGGTGTTTGACCACTCTCATCTTTGTTTATATTTACGGACAAAGTTATAGCTCTTTTTGCATCATCACTTTTACTTTTTTCAGAACATAAATTATATTCTTCGTCATTAAGTATTCTAATAGGTTTGAATCCTACTTTAGTACTTGATGAGTCCATATCAAAAGACATTCTTGATACAACCGACATAAGGTTTTGACTGTTAGCTCTCACATAGTCAGTGTATTCATGCAGTGGTCTACGTTCAGCAGTGCCGTTACCAAATATAGATTGTGATGGTAATGTCACTTGAAACACATCGCCATTTAAATCATCTGCTCTGACTACAGCTATACGTCTGCTAAATCTACATGCTTTAGTTCCATTAGGTCCTGATCCTTTAATGTTCTGAGGACATTCAGCACAGGTAGCGTTTTGAGGTGCATCAACTTCAGCATCAGGTTTAACACTATCTGATGTCCAACACGCAGGAGGAGATAACTTCATTCCTGGTTTGTATTCACCTGCAAAATACATTCTGTGTACTGATGGTGAAGCATTAACTATGACTACGTCTATATGACGCTCATCACTTTTGTCAATCTCTTTACCATTGACCATTAGTCTAAACACATTATTACGTATTGAAATACGTTTTGATGTAATTGAACTGCCTGTTATGTTACTTGTAAAGCCGTCATCTCTACTGCCTGTAGTTGCAACTGCTCCACCTTGTGAAAATATATCTACGTCTGTGCTCATAATTTCTCCTCTTTTTTACGGTTTTTAAGTATTGATACTGCATATTCAGATGTTGATTGTAGTCCTGGAGGGGCCACATCAGGGTTATCTGCTATGAATTGTTTTATATTAGTCTGCTGTATTCGTTTTTCAAACAACTCAAAAGCATCATGTTCTTTTACAAACTTATACATTTCAGGCCAATCACTTGTCCAATATCTAGTTTTTAATTTTCTAGTTAGTGTACCTGCACTAGTTTTAATACTTGAAACATTCAAAGTCCTGCATGCTTCATTCAAAGCTTCTTGTATTTGTGCACGTTTAGTTTTTATTTCGCTTATCTGAGATTCAAGTGTTGATATTGACTCTCTCATATTAATATCAGCTTGCATAAGCTTTTCAAGCTGATTATCATCTAGTTCCATATGTTGGTCCTCTCGTTAAATGGATTACAAGTATATTAGGGGTTTCAGACAATGTCAAGACTTTTATTCAATTCCTAGTTCTTCTTTATATAAGTCTACTAACTTAACATGATCGTCAATCTTACCTTGTAGCATCTTGTATATCTTTGATTCTACAGGACTACCTTGTAAATGAACTACAGTCATTGGGTTTCTTTGCCCTGCTCTGTCCATGCGAGCACAACATTGTATATATGTTTCTACTGACACAACAGGTGACCAAAATACAACAACGTTAGCTGCGTGAAGTGTTACACCATGTGAAGCTGATTGTGGTTGTATAACTAATACTTGTGGATCTTTTGATTCTTGAAATGATTTAAATATTTGAGATCGTTTGTTCATTGTGATACCACCATGTATACAATCGCAGGATATTTTTGACTTTGTTAACTCCGTTAATATTAATTCAATACTATTTCTAAAAGGAGCAAACACAATAACTTTGTGGCTTGCTTCGGTAATAATATCTTTTAACGCAGTCATTCTATTCTTAACATCAAACTCTATAACTTCTTTTTTGTCTGTGTAAATTGATCCTGCACTGACCTGTAGTAATTTAGTCAACATTGCTGCTGCGTTAACTACAGTTATTTCTTCTCCTGCAGCTTCTATAAACATTTCTTTTTTAAGTTTTTTGTAATACTTATCTTGTTGAGGTGTTAAAGGCACATCTCTTGTTTGGTATGTAACATCAGGCAAGTCTAGACATTCTTCTTTAGTGTATCTAACAGCAGGTTGTAATGTTTTAAAAACTATATCTTGAGCATTTTTTCTAGGTATCCAAGTAAATTGACTTACCTTTTGCATTACCATATCTTTAAATGTTCCAAAATATTTTGGTACTGATTTAGGGTTAACAAGTTTAGCTAAACCATACGCATCTGCAGGTGATTGCGCTGCAGGGGTTCCTGTCAATAGCCATATCCACGTGTCATCATTTACAATTCTTTTTAGAGCTTTCCATCTTCTAGTTGTTACAGTTTTAATATAGTTAGCTTCATCCACTACTATTAAATCAAACCCACCTTCCGCTATCTCTTTTTCAACTATTTCAATACCATCGTAATTAATTATTACTACATCAGTTTTTTCAGCTAATATCTTTTTTCTTTTTTCTGCAGTTCCATGAGCTAAAGCTACAGTTCTGTGCATAGCAGTTTTAAAAAAGTCTGCCTGCCAAGCTGCTTGCATAATAGAAAGAGGACAAACAACAAGCATTCTATTTATTTTCTTTTTGTTCATCAAATAATCAGCTGCCCATATAACTGCACCTGTTTTACCTGTACCTGCTTCGCTTAAACAATATGCTCTTTTATACGCAGATAGAAATTCTGCTGTTGTTTTCTGATGATTAAAAGGCTTGAATATACCAGGCCAATCATACTCTTTAGATATAGGAGAAACTATATTTTTTAATCTTAATGCTGATAATTTTAATACTTCATCTAACCCCCATTTGACTGCTACTTTTGAAACTCCATTATCAAATGTTTTTAACAATGTGCTTTTGTCTATTGAGTTTAAAATATCATCAGGTTTATTTGTATTTACAATTAATGCTTTGTCTTTATATATCTCCATTGTTTTCCTTGCTGTCCATAGTTTTGTTTAAATGATTTGTATGAGTATTACCCATTGTTTTGCCGTCCCAATTCAAACCTACATTTGATGGTTCTACACCATTTAACCAGTGTTGAATAGATATAAAAGCGCCTCCTTTACTAGATGATGTACCTCCATGACGTTCGTTTGGTTTAACTCTTATAGTGCTGTGCAATTTAATAGGGAATCCATTTTGTTCTTTTGATGCTTCTTCTTGGCTAGTTATAATTTCTCCATTAAGACTAAATTCCATTCCTTGTAAAAAACATTCATAGCTATCTACGTCGGGGTGTGTATGCTCAGGTATAACTGTATTAGGTGGGCATAAAAATAATTCAACTTGAAAAGAACCTTGTCTAAACAAAACTAATCCGCTTATTCCCTCATAAAAAAATAACCCCTTTTTCATTGGCGGGTAAACCTTGTCAACGTGCCCGCTTAAATACCAATGAGCAAAATGCGACAGTTCATCTTGGCTAGGATCAATCATTATCTATCCTTGGCCCCTGTTCTTTTTAAAACATCTTTTCATTGACTTGTTCATGGTAGAAGTCTTGGCTACTCGTCCGCCTTGACTGGTTCGTTTATGTATAGGTTCTCTTACTTGTTCCGTTTGTTTAATCTTTGCCACTATTTATCCTTTATAAAAGTTTTAGGGTCTACTCCGACGAAGCCACAGGATTGTGGTTCGGTTATTTCAAATCCAAATACATCAGGGTGATCGTCAGGGAGATTGCTATACTCCGTTAATAAACAACTCGCCGCCATATATTCACTGCAGTTCTCATGGTAGTATGCTATCGCCGTCTCGCAATTATTAAAATATCCAACGAATTCTAGGTCGTCATAGTTACCACTAAGACTTACTGTTAGAATAAATGCGCCTTCTGTTAAAGTCATATTATTTCTCCCACCAACGCTCGCTATTCATTTCCGCAAGTAGTTGATCATAAGTTAATTTAGTTCTATCCTCTTCAAAATTTACACTGAATAAATATCTAGTGTTATCTCCAAAATTATATACTGTGTGAGCAACTTGTGCGTTGAACAAGTAATACCTTTGGGGTTTGTACTTTAGCTCAATAAACTTAGCTTTTACGTTGCCATGTTCTACATTTTCCCCACGTTTTAAATTAGGGTTAAACATGCAATGGCTAGTATCCCAATTGTTCAGTAACATATTGATACCTACTCCTCTATCGGTATCAACGTGCCAGTCATAGTAAGTCTTAGAATCTAATTTAATAATCCCTGCTTTAAACGGATGAGACCTATATAAATATTTCCACCAAGGGTCAACTACCCAGTCATCTTTCACCTCTAAAGCTTGAAAATTATAAAACCCTTGCCATAAATCCTTATGTGCAGTCATTGCTCTAATATACATTAACTCTGAAGCTACTGAATCTTCAGGTATTTCAAAAAAATATTCGTTACTCATTCCACCACTGCTCACGAATTAACTCTTCTAATAGCTGTTCATATGTTAATTTAGATAAGTCTTCGTCAAAATCTAAGGTTAATGAATATCTTGCAGTATCTGCAAAATTATATATAGTGTGTGCAATCTGAGTGTTAAACAAGTAGTATCTTTGTGGCTTGTACTTTAACTCAACAATCTTTCTTTCTCCATCTTTCAAGCTAGCTAACTGTACATTATAAGCACTTTCGCCTCGTTTCATAAAAGGGTTAAACATACTATGACTTGTGTCCCAATTGTTCAGTAACATATTAAGTCTAACTCCTCTGTCTGTATCTATATGCCAGTCATAATATGAATGAGCTTCTAGCTTAGCGATCCCGGCTGTAAACGGGTGAGCATTATATAAACGTCCCCACCAAGAATCCATTTCCCAATCATTCCCTGCCACTAAAACTTTAACCGTAGGTAGTCCTGCAAGATTATAAAAATCATGCCATAAATCTTTATGTGCATTGATTGCTTGAAGATACATTTTGTCTGATACCTTAGATTCTTTAGGTATCTCAAAATAATATTCGTTGTTGTTTGAATTGATTGTTTTTGCGTTCACACAAACCCTACTTAATTTTTAATCGTTATATATGATAACACAA